GCACACTCCTCAATCACCTCATCCGCAAACACATGATCAGGTGCCCACACCATCCCAGCCTCAAATACAGGACTCACAGCATGAACACGAGTCATCTTATCGTTACCCCTGCTCGGCCTGTAATTAACAACAGGTATACCCATCGCCCTCAACTCATGCGTCAACGGCGTGCCACTCGCCTGTGCCTCAATCAAAACCATATCTGGCTCAAACTCGTTGTACTGCTCCTGTGCAACCGCCTTCAACTCAGGAAAGTCCCACCTACCCTTCTGCGCATCCAGCAAAATAAGCGCCTCTCCAGAACCAATATGCTCCTTTAAAATGTCACCGGGCGAAAATACTCCCCAAGTCGTAATCGCACTGTAATCCGCCGTCTCCTTCTTACTAAACGCCGTGTCATAACTCTGAATAATATAAGAACACGGGGGCGGATCATCCTTCTCCCACAAATTCCACCACTCACGCTTGATAATCGCACCCTCTTCCGACGTAGGGTTCTGCTGATACTGCGCATTCCACTTGGAAACAGGAATCGACGCCTTCACAGACATCAATTCCTCCTCCTTCCAGAACTCAGGCCACAAAACATTACCCGAATCTTCAAAAATGGCAGGTAACTCAACTACCTCCCACTGATCCGCGTTATTCTCCGTCTGCCGATTCAACAACCTCCCCGTTAAATCAGCCGTAGACCACCTAGTCATCACAATTACAATCGTTCCACCAGGCTGTAATCGCTGCCTAGGCCCAGATGTGTACCACTCATAACACGAATCCAACAACGGCAGGCTCATCGCGTCCTGCTCAGAGTGCGGGTCATCAATAATTAATAAATCTGCACCCCTACCCGCTATGGCACCACCCACACCCGCTGCAAAATATTCCCCCCCTCCCCCTGTCTGCCACTTCCCAGCACTTTTTGAGTCCGCCGCTAAGGAAGCTTCAGGAAAAATACCCTTATATTCATCCGTGTCCATAAGGTTCCTGACCTTACGACCAAAATTAATCGACAAATCAGCCGTGTGAGTGGTCTGCATTATCTTCAAGTCAGGCTTGAGTCCCATCATCCAACTAGGAAAGTAAATAGACGCGAACTCACTCTTCGTATGACGGGGCGGCATGTTCACAATCAACCGCTTTAATTCACCCTTAGCCACACGAGTCAACTTGTCCGCTATCAATCGATGATGCTCACCCTCAATAAAGCTAGGCCAGATGTGCCGTATGTACTCCATGAACGAGTCACGACACGAATCGCGTGCATTCAAAAGATCTAAACGCTCCTGCAACTGAAGGATCTCCTTCATCTGCGACTCAGACAGGTGCGACAAGTTAGCCAATTGGGATTTTTCCTGATTTGTGCGTGGTGAACGTTATATATACAGATAACTATTATGTCTACACATACAGGGGGGGGTGAGGGTGCGACAAGTCGCGAGACTTTTTTTGGGTCTGCGCGCTAGGGAACCTAGCACGCGCCCGCGCCAGATGCGGGCCGTTAGATTGTGGTCGCTCGCCACGAGGTCTCGCTGACAATAGTTTAACAGTGAGAGAGTGATCGATCGGTCGTGTTAATTGATGTGCGATCGGGTGTGTACTTTGCTTGTACTTTATAGAAAAACGGGTGTATAATCTTCGACATTGTCGAAGAGGGACGCGGCAATACACTAAAGCAAAACAGTCTCATAGGTAAAAAATGATGAAAGTATCAACAATACAACCGCAAACGCGACCGACGTATTACGAGAAGCTAGAGATTGCTGGCATCGCGAAAACTCGGCACGTTTCCTTGAAGTGCGCGATGGGTGATCTGCACACCGCGTACTGCAAGATGGATTCGCAGAATCGCGCGTTGTTTAACGAAATGATCGAAGGCATGACATTACGCGAGGCGTTGATCGACTTCGCATTATCCGAGTCGGTTAACATCGACTTATAACCAACACGGGGGGCATTGCCCCCCATTCCCCCAAAGCAAAAAGGAAAAAGAAGATGATAGACGTATCTGTATTGTCCGCTCAAGAATTAGAAGCGCAACGCAAGATCAGCGAAGAAATAATTAAAAAAAGCGAGGAAGGGATTCGGCTTGCAGCGATTGAAGAAGAGTTAAAGACACGAAAGGAATCCGCCCGAAAGCTTGTGCTCGCTAGTTGGAAAAAATACGACATGAAAAAAGGCATTGTTTACATGCCATATCGTCACCCAATAACGTGTCAACAAGAATTCGGCAAAGAGGTGCCTTGGTCGTTAAGTATGACTAACCCATCGTCGGAACCTTATCCGACCGTTAGATTCAAGCTCACGAAATAGTCGCCAGCGTAGTGCCCACCCGTGTGGTGGGCGTTGCGATGCTGACTGGCATCAAGTAAAATAAACACCCCAAAGCAAACAAGGGAAAAAACGATGAGAGAATGTACTGTGGTTCATACCCAAACAATCACCAAAACCTACTATATCGACGCCGAAGACGGTGACGCAGCCGAGGAAATCCTAAGAGATGGACGCCTAACGCCAGAGCAAATGGCTGAAGCACTTGCCTACGAAAATGATTCCGACGAGTACGAATGCACCGATGAAGGGGAGGAATTCTAATGATACCCACTGAATCAATAACCATGGCCATATACTTGTTATGTGGTCTTACACTCGCCGCGTTTGGGCTCCTGCTTACAGGTTTCTATTACTTCGGCGATCTGACAATGCCTGGCATATTCGCATGGGTGGCACCGCTCATGATACCGCTAGGCATTGTGACCATCATCGTCGGCGAACGAGAGGCGCGATAACCAACAAGGGGCTTCGGCCCCCATTTTTTTGCCCGGCCCCACCGGGGCGGAGCTCCTGGACCTCGAGCTGCGCGCATAAGTATATATAAACTCCGAAGGCCGCAAGCGCCAGGGGCGCAAGCGCAAGCATTAAAAAATAAACAAAGGCCGCAAGCGCAAGCAAGCGCAAGCAAGCGCCAGGCCCCCAAACTTCCAGCAAAATATCGTTGTGTAGCGCGGGTGGTTTGGTACAATAGACACCCCAAAGCAATAAGGTGATGTGATGAAAGTATCGGAAGCGAGGGCCGCAATCGGTGGCCTATCAGTGCCCAGCAAAATGCCGTGCTACTCTTTCGGCATTAGTGCCGATGAATGCAAGACGGGCAGCAAACTTGCCAAGATTGAGGGCAGCATATGCAATACATGCTATGCCCAGAAAGGCGCGTACAAATGGACGCCGACTAAGAACGCGCACGCGCGCCGACTCAACCTAATTGGCACCAGCAGTTGGGTTGATAACATGGTGCGCGCCATCAATAACGCGGACTATTTTCGCTGGTTTGATAGCGGCGATTTGCAAAGCGATGAAATGCTAGCGGACATTGTGCGCGTCGCACTCGCTACCCCCAACACCAAGCATTGGTTACCAACACATGAAAAGAAAATGGTGGCCGAGCATTTGAGAAAGCACAAACGGTTCCCTAAGAACCTAACCGTGCGCGTATCTGCTGCCATGATAGACGGCGAACCGCCCAAGCGATTTGCACTTACCAGCACAGTGCACCAACTAGGCAAGCCTATAGGCCATGAGTGCCCATCCTCCAAGCAAGCGAACAAGTGCGCCGATTGCCGCGCATGCTGGAACCCGCGCATTAAAAACATCAGTTACAAGTACCACTAGGGAGGGCGAGATCCGCCGCCCTGGACACGCCGGGACGCGCCGGGTTACCTCGATCGGAGCTCCCGCAGCCCGCCTTCAAGGCCGCAAGCAGATACAAGGCCGCAAGCCCGCAAGCAAATAAGGCCGCAAGAACTGAATATATATACATGCCCCTAGGACGCAAGCACGAGGCCGCAGGGGGCCGCAAGCCCACACCCACCCAAAACCCCTAGGTCGCGCTAAAAAGCTCTCAAATCAAGCGGTGTTGCCCCTGTGGGAGGGAGGGGGTGCGACTCCCCTACACAAATACAGCACATTTACTAACGTCGAAACAAAACCCTTGATATCGACACGACATTGCATTACTGTGATCGAACCTAAAGCAAAAAGAGATTGACATGAAAAACCCTAACCCCTTTGTGGCAGCGGCCACTGACCCAACGCTCAAAGCATTTGGCCGTCGATATCCGATTGAGTTGAAGAACATCAAGTTCAATTCTCACTTCAGTCGTGAGACACATTGCTTCACTGCGACGGTGTACTTTGATGGCCAAGCGGTGATGAAAGTTGAGAACGATGGCAACGGTGGATCACACAACTTCTACCCTGTTCATGGTCAAAGCAAAGAATCATTCAGAGCTATTTCTGATGAAGTAAAAAGCGAGGCTTACGAATCATTGGGTGACGATATCAGAGAGGAATACAAATCCCTTCTGATCAACAACCCTTACGCCGAAAGCACTGCGCTTGAGTTTGTCGTGACCGACGTACTCAACGAGCATTTGTGTTTGAAAGATATGCGCAAGAGTCTCAAGTCCAAGGTCGCTGTGTTCGATGAAGGCGACGGCAAGATCTATCAGTACAGTTGCAAGCCCACCGAAGAGAACCTGACGTTCCTCAAAAAAGAGACCGCTGCCGAGCAGTGTGTGTTTCTCAACGACATACCTGAACACGAAGCCATGGTCTATTGGCGCAGAGCGGAGGGTTAATCATGTACGGAGAAGACACTGTTGCGCAAAGATTGTTACAGGTTGTGCGCGTGATCGTTACTCATGAGATCGACATCGTCACTGAGTCGGATTGGTTTGAAGAATACGTTGAGACCATGGTCGATAAGCGGATCAAGGAAATGAATGTTCGCGGAACGGATCAAGCGGAGGTGACTCATGCCGAAGTTTGAAGTGAACATCACCAGAACCATCACTGATCGTTACATAGTTACGGCTAATGGGATTCCCAATAGGGTGGACAGAATCAAAGGGCTAGGCAACGCCGTTGTCCCCCAACTCATTCAAGCAATCGGTGAGCTTGTGCTTGCCGCAGACAAGGAGATTTATCGATGACACGCGGAGGCATGCGTGAGAATTCATTTGCCTTGCACCGTCACAAAAAGATGCGGACGCACACATGTGGGTGGTGTGGCAAGAAGTACGAGACCATTCAAAAGGTTGGGAAGTTCTGTAGTGAGGCGCACAAGCAGCGTGCTAAGCGTGCGCTGTTTGCTATGCGCAACCGTAAACGCCTGACTGATCTTGCTCGCAAGGGCAAGGATTTCAGGCTTCACTTTGGTGATATCGCAGAAGTAAGGAGAAAGCGATGACAAACTTATTCACATTCCATGGCATGCACCCGAAGGGTATGCCTGACCGTGGTGATGAAGATTTAACGAACCCTCGTGCACCATTCAACTGTCCGCGGGACAGCTTGCCTGATGCTGATGCTGATGATGACATCCGCGAGTTTGTTGTAACCGTAGAGTTCTATGTAAACGCAACCGATCATGACAGCGCATCTCACAAGGTTGAGTCTGCTTTGAACAAGAGCAACATAGAAGATTGTGATCTATGGCAGATGGAGAACACAGAGCAGATCTAGATGTCCTCATCTTCCTGATCGATCTCTTCATCCTCATGATAGATCTCTTCGTACTCTGCGTACTCTGCGTACTCTGAATCGTCTAGATCCTCGTGCTCTAAATCGACCACGCCTGGCAGGTCTTCCTCTTGCAACACTTTGCCGTACAGTTGAGGCGCAAGGTGATTGCTTTCGATGAGGGCCTGCAGCCGGGCTTCGACTTCTGCTTTGTCCATCTGGTCGATACGCCCGTGCTTGATTTCTTTCTTGTCGATGAGTAAGCCTGCAAGTTTTGCTCTGCCCATCTCGGCGGTGACGGCTGCACCATACGATCCGTTTTCCACAGCGGTGTTACGAATCTCAAGTAGA